TTTTTATTCAATGTCGTGTTCTGCTTCTATGTCTCTAGCCAACTGCCGCCAATCCAAGCTACGTCTATACAAGGTATAGACACGCTCCTCAGTTAATGGTTCAGAACGCCGTGCTAGTCTGTCATTTGCCTGTGCCAAAGCAAGCTGCGTTTCATGCAAGATGTTATGCAGTTCTTTGATTTCTAGTCTCATATAAGCTACAAGGTCATACGTCATATACCTTACCCCTAAATTCAACTTGTCCCTCACCCCACTTATGCACTAACTCAGGCCATAACAATTTCCCATTATGAAATGTCAGTACAGCAAATCCTGATCTCCAGTTGGTAGGAGAATCCTCAAGATAGTTGACAAACTGCGCCCCATTAGTATCAGCTAAAGTGCCTGTATCAACGCCAAATCGGTTGCCATTGTAGTCAGCAAAAGGGGTCACTTTAAGGCTGTGTAGATGCCCTGTAACGATGCTTACGCCAGCACCGACAGTATTATTGTGTGTAGCGTGTACACCACCCTTCCAGCGATGTTTAACAACTACTTCCTGTGTAGGCCAGCAAGACCAACATGGATGCCAAGCAGGGAAATGGTCTTTTAGCGAAAACCCCTTAACTTGCTCATACTGAGGAGCATTGGCAGCTAAACGGCTCTCGTAACGAGCATCATGGTTACCCAGCGTCCACACTAATGAAACATTATGTCTTACTTTCTTGGCGGTTTCCTCTATCTCACCCATTGCCAGTTCACAGGCTTTCAACTCTTGTATCACCGATGGCGTTGAATCCCATCCAATGCGAGGATAGCGAGAGATAGAAGCGCCATCAAATACATCTCCATTGGCAATGACAGCCTTTGGCTGAAATTCTTTAATTGCCCAAAGAAGACCTTTATATGCCGTTGTATGGATGCCAGGCCAAAAGTGAGCATCACTAAAAACCAGAACAACGCCATTCTCAATCCCTAGTTCTTTCCTTGCTGCATTTAATTTTACAGTTTGAGTGGGATTGTTCTTTGACTTTAAATTTTCGCTGTACCTAATCTCTATAGCATTTTTGCGCCTAAGAATGCTACGCAAATCCATGTTGATGGCTTTTGCCATGACAGAACCCGATTCGTATGTTCTCCAAAGCTCAATGAATTCCTCATCGCTGTATACAGGTTTTGGCATGACAACTCCAGTGAAGTTGCCTGAAATTAAACTAAATTAATGACAACAGCATGAATCTTAATGTGATTTGTTCAATGTTTCATAAACAGTGTTATAGGCATCAATGCAAGCATTCAGTTGCCTGATGGCTTTGTCTCCATCGTCGGTGATGGCGATAAGAGATTTAGCAGTCTCTCTGTCAAGTTCGGCTGTTGCTTGAACGCTATCTCTGGGCTCAGTGGTGGTATCTGAGGTGGCTTGTACGGCGCAGACTGGGGCTTTGACAGGGAGCCGCAACCGCAAAGAACCAGAGTCAATATCAGCATTACGCTTTTGTTGAGCAAGTTTTGCATCTTGATTTGCCTTTTGAAGTTTAGTGGATTGAGTCTGAATGGCAGATATTAGAGCTTGTTCCTTTACCCTTGCTTCAGCATTTAGCGCGGCAATCTCTACTTGCTGGCGGGTATTCTCATCATGCTGACCCTTGTAATAACCGCTACCAAAAGAACCAACTACCGCCATCACAATGCCCAACAGCACCCATGGATTAAATAAACTCATCCTTCAGCCTTGCCTCTGACATAGGCTTGCGCGGCCATGAATGCCACCACAATTGTTCCCATTGCGGCGCAGTATGTGGTTGTCAGTCCGCTTAACGCATTAACCTTGTCAAGAGTCACCAAAGAAGAGGCCATGAAAGCAATTAATGCTGGCGGCGCACCAAGTGCAGCCCAAGCCATCACGCGTTGCTGATCGGCCATCTTGTCAAGATTTTCAATCTGAATCATTCGCTCTGATCTAGCCAACTCAGCGTCAGTCACTACGCCATCATGGTCAGTATCAAACTGATTAAAAGTTGAGTCTTTCTCTAATTGCTTACTCATTCCTCTTTTCCTTTCTTTGTTGCTGCTCAACTTGCCGTCTTAACTTTTCAACCTTTACAAGCTCCTGCTTGACTTCATTCTTTGTTTCCAAGATGTCCAGATAAAGCATTGCTCCAATCGGAAGCAGGAGGGCTACAAACAAACACAGAAGAATCGCTGCCACTATGTCTTCCCCCACCGACTCACGGCTAGGAGCCACAGCCATAGGTATAGGAGGAATGAAATAGTCGCTATCAGATACGCGAGTTTTAGCTGGAAGTTTCTTTCCTCCTCTTTGCGTAGCCATAACTCCTGCCTGTTTTTTGCTTCCTGTTTTAGCCTTGCTTTCTCCTGCTCCTCTTGAATCACCTCTCGCATATCGTATGTCTGTGAGTACAGATCAGCAAGTCCTGGGGTTTGGTACACCATGATCTCCCTAATCGTTTTTGAGAGTTCTTCCATCTGCTGCCTACACATCACGCGATTCATCGCGCTTTCCATCATCTGTGCGTTGCTGATGCTTGGATCGTAGACCTTGGCTTTCTCCTCCTCCTCGCGCAAATATGCCGTCAACTGATCTTGCAAACTCCAGAATTTACTGAGCTGCTTGATGATGTCGGCCAATCCCTCTGTCTCGTTGTAGGCAACGAATTTTTCCTTCTTTTTCGCCACAGGCTTTGTGCTTGCGGCTGGCTCTGCACCGAATAACTTTTGCAACCAAGACCTAGCAGCCTTGGCATCCCCGACAACTTCTTCAACTGTGCTTTTGACTTCAAGAAAATTTGTCTTGGCGTCACGATACATAGAGCAAAGCTCAGTAATCCCCTTAACACAGGCGTTAGCAGCGAAAAGGATCGATATGGGGTCCACATCATTTGTCTTGCTTGCTATCTAGCTTGTCGAATATCTGCTTCAAGATAACCTTGATCTCTGCAATATCTGATCGGTAATCATCCTTTTGCACATAGTTGTGCGGCAGATCATTGACCTTGTCCTCCAACTTTTGGATGTTGCGGGTCATGGAGTTAATGACATATGCCGCCAAGAATCCAGCGACACCGATAACCAAGTTGAAGAGATGCTGGTTGTCCATTACCATCCTGCTAAAGTTACATACTTCTGACCATCCGCACCACAGTCAGCAAGGAACTCATCCTTTTGCTCAATGCTGTAGTTGCGGCACTTAGTGCGCTTGAGTTCTGTTTCTGTCACTTCAAGCCAAGTGGCTTCAAGTGTGTTTGATTTGATGTCGTGACAAACTGCTGCTAAATAACTCATGTTATTACTCCTTTAATCAATGAGAAGTTGATTACAGGAGCATCGGTTGCAGTGCCTCCAGTTGTGTAAAACGTAACATTAAAACTACCAGCAGCAACTGCGGTAACTAACAAAACGTAAAGATTTGTTCCAGACTTTTGGTTCAAAATTATGGTGTCTGTTGCCGCCACCAATGTATTTGTCACAGTAAATGTTGCCGCTGTAGCTGACCCTGCCGCCGAAAACATGGTAATTGCACCAGTTGGCTTGCTCAGTGTTACGCCAGTTGTCCTGCTTGTTAACTGCGTAACAGCACCACCAGCACCTGTGCCGTAGCCAAGACCGGCTGCGTTGGTAACAAGTACGTTACCCGAGGAGTCGATACGCATACGCTCAGTAGGAGTTGATGCACCGTCAGCAGTGGTGCTAAACACTAACCTACCGGGCATATCGCTTGTGCCGGGTGTGCCGTCTACGTCAGCAAAAATCTCAGCCCCACGAATAAATGATGTACCGTCTGAGCCGGAAAAAAATATTCTTCCTAACCTGTCGCCCGATTGAACAACAGTTTGTGTGCCAAGAGAACCTCGTGATCTGTCAAATTCAAAAGTGCCACTAGTCGATGCGCTGTACGCTTGAAAATTTGCAGATGATCCGTTTACGCCTGATCCTTGTATTTGTAATATCCCGCTTACAACACCTGAAGAAGAAGCCGTTGTATTTCCTACAACCACGTTACCACTTGCATCAATTACAAACGGTGTTGAGTCAGGGTTAGTCGAGTCCTCTACTAACAGCGCATTACCCGTACCAAGCTGAGTGACACGCAGGGCAGCGTTGGTGTTGTCGGTTACGGAGATGATTGCATTTCCAGATAGCGTTGTCTGACCAGTGCTACTAATCCGCATACGCTCAGTAGGCGTACTAGCACCATCAGCAGTAGTAGAGAACACTAAGCGAGCTGGCATATCGCTTGTGCCGGGAGTGCCATCTACTGCTGCTAGTATTTCAGCCGCCCGAACAAAAGCAGTTCCGTCTGCTGCGCCAAAAGACACTTTTCCTATTGAATTACCCGAGTTAAGTGAGGTGTATGTGCCAATACCTCCTGAACCTGCACGATTGATTTGCAACTGAGGAACAGCCGCTCCCCAGATGTTTATAGACTGTGACCCTGCGTCGGAAGTTGAGTGTAATTGCAGTTGAGCCGTTACACTTTCTGTGGTTGTAATTGCGGCGGTATTTCCAATTACCGTTTTGCCGATTGCATCAATCACAAAAGGTGTTGCATCCGGATTAGTCGAGTCCTCAACTAACAAAGCATTGCCTGTACCAAGCTGAGTAATACGTAGAGCAGCGTTGGTGTTGTCGGTTACGGAGATTATTGGGCTTGCATTAAATGTAGTTGTGCCGTTTACGGTCACCGTGTCAGCCGAAGCGTCACCAAGCGTTACGTTACCAGTAGCTGATAGCGTAGTAAATGCTCCAGTGTTTGGTGTTGTTGCACCAATCGCTGTTGCGTTAATCGTGCTTGCCGCACCAGTAACTGTCAATGTGCCAGCAACGCTCAATGTCTTACCAGCGCCGACATTCAAACCAACTGAAGTGCCAGTGCCAGCAGCCGCAAAGATTGCGTCCACCAAGTCTAGATCGGTGTTGACCTTGCCGCCCCAAGTGTCCGTTGAGGCCCCTACCTCTGGCTTAGTCAGTAATAGGTTTGTGGTGGTGGTATCTGCCATGCTGAAATCTCCTATGCGGCCTCTTGCCAAGTGATTGAATTGTCTGCTAAATCAGACCAACTTTCTGATGTGTCTGAAACTGGTGACCAGCTCTCTGATGTATCTGCAACTGGCGCCCAGCTCTCTGATGTGTCTGCCTCGGGTGACCAGCTCTCTGATGTGTCAGGGATAGCGCCCCAGCCAAATCCGATCATTATCCCAACAGAGCAAATTGACTCAACGCCAGTTATTGCAATTTCAATGGTCAATCCAACAGAATCAACAGCGCCTGTACCATCTACGCCGGTAATTGCTTGGAACGATATAACCTCTGCGCCCATAGTGCCAACAGCACCAGTGGCGGCATTGTCGGTAACTGCTGTGGTGCTTGTCAGGCCAACAGAGCCAACAGCAGCTGTAGACGCATTGCCCGATAAATCAATTGCAACAGACTGAGTGACACTGCCAACTGCCAGGCTTGACGCATTGCCTGTAATGGCTTGAGCTGATGCCGCTAAGACCGATCCGACAGCGCCAGTTGCTGCATTGCCTGTAATGGCAACAGATACAGTTAATCCAACTGTGCCGACATTGCCTGTGGCAATAGTCCCATCTTCTTGGATTGATCTGTCGGCCAGCAGCGTGCCAACGGCGCCGGTAGACGCATTGCCGCTGATGACGACATTGCCTATGCCGTAGGCGCCAAGGCCGTAATAGCCAGAACCATAAGCAGCCATACCGCTGCCCTAGTTAAGCCAGCCTGATCAGGCCGGTGCTTGCATCATTTGTCGGCATGGTCAGCGTAAATGTTCCAGCAGTCACTGTCTGACTGCCAAAGGTGTGGACGCTGACTGCCTTGTTTGACTGAGTCGAGTTATAGATCAAGACCGCGTCAAAGGCTGTGGACAATGTCACAGCAGAGTAGCTGATGCTGGCGCTAGGGGTCACAAAAGCCGTAGTGCCACTG